GACGACGGCAGTCTATGCCTGTGTGCGCATTCTCGCCGAATCCATCGCAGGGCTGCCACTCCACGTCTATGCCTACAAAGGACAGGGCAAAGAGCGTGTACCGGAGCATCCGCTGTACTTCCTGCTCCACGATGCGCCGAATCCTGAGATGACGAGTTTCGTATTCCGCGAGACTCTCATGGCACATCTCCTTCTGTGGGGGAATGCTTATGCCCAGATACTTCGAGATGGCAGAGGACGTGTCCTTGGACTTTATCCGCTGCTCCCGGACAAGATGGTGGTGAGCCGTGACAGCCGCACGGGGGAACTCTACTACACCTACACGCGAAGCACGGAGGAGAATCCGAATTTTGCGGACAAGGGGCAGATTCGTCTGCGACGTGAGGATGTGCTGCATATTCCGGGACTCGGCTTTGACGGACTTGTCGGCTACAGTCCCATCGCTATGGCAAAGAATGCCATCGGCATCGCTCTGGCAACGGAAGAGTATGGCGCGGCATTCTTCAAGAATGGGGCGCGTCCGGGCGGCGTTCTGGAACATCCGGGGGTTCTGAAAGACCCGTCGAAACTCCGTGAGAGCTGGCACGCCGTCTACGGCGGTGCAATGAATACGGGCAGGATTGCCGTCCTCGAGGAAGGCGTGAAGTATCAGCAGATTGCCATACCGCCCGAGGAGGCTCAGTTCCTAGAGACGAGGAAGTTCCAGATTGACGAGATTGCACGGCTCTATCGTGTACCGCCGCATATGGTCGGGGATTTGGAGAAGTCCAGCTTCTCGAATATCGAGCAGCAGTCCTTGGAGTTCGTCAAATACACTTTGAATCCGTGGGTCATGCGATGGGAGCAGTCACTTCAAAAGGCATTGCTGGCGGACAAGGAGCAGAAGGACTACTTCATCCGCTTCAACGTGGACGGTCTTCTGCGCGGGGACTACAAGAGCCGCATGGAGGGCTACGCCATCGGGCGGCAGAACGGATGGCTCTCCGCGAACGACATCCGCAGGCTTGAGGATATGAACCCCATCGAAGCGGACGAGGGCGGCGATCTGTACCTCATCAACGGGAATATGACAAAACTGAGGGACGCAGGTTTATTCGCCAACAAGAAAGGAGAGGGCGATGAAACGTAAATTTTGGAACTGGGTGCGGAACGAGGGAGAGAAGCGAATCTTGCTTCTGGACGGTGAAATCTCAGACGAGACGTGGTGGGGCGATGAGATCACTCCCCAGATGTTCCGTTCTGAACTGAATGCCGCCGAGGGAGATATTGACCTCTGGATCAACTCACCGGGCGGGGACTGCTATGCGGCGGCGCAGATCTACAATATGCTCATGGAGTATAAGGGGAACGTCAATGTCAAGATTGACGGGATTGCCGCCTCTGCTGCATCCGTTGTTGCAATGGCAGGATCGACCGTCGAGATTTCACCCTTGGGGATGTTGATGATTCACAATCCCATGACCGTCTCCATAGGGGATACACACGAGATGGAGCGGACGATTACCTTCCTTGCCGAGATCAAGGAGAGCATCATCAACGCTTATGAGATCAAGACGGGGCTTTCCCGTGCGAAGATTTCACGGCTGATGGATGCCGAGACGTGGATGAATGCAAAGAAGGCGGTGGAGCTTGGATTTGCGGATTCCGTCCTCTATGCGGACGCACAGCGTCCTTTGACAGACACGTCGGACGGGCTGATCTTCTCCCGTGCCGCCGTCACAAACTCCCTGCTCTCGAAATTCGGGCAGGGGACACACAATGTTGATGCAGAGCCGTTTAAGAAGCGGCTCTTTTCTATTTCACACTAACGGAGGGACAAAAACATGGATAAGATCATGGCAATGCGCGAGAAGCGTGCAGAAATGTGGGAACAGGCGAAGCAGTTCCTTGATGAACACGAGAAGGATGGCCGCCTTACGGCAGAAGAGGCAAAGGCATACGAGCAGATGGAGAATGAGGTGCTCGCACTCGGAAAGGATATCGAGCGCATGGAGCGTCAGGCGATTCTCGATGCGCAGCTTGCAAAGCCGACCGCAGCAGCGATTACCAATCTGCCGGGCGCAGGATTCGCTTCCGAAAAGATAGGTCGTGCAAGCGAGGCATACCGCTCGGCGATGCTGAAGGCACTCCGCACGAACTTCCGTCAGGTGGAGAACGTCCTGCAGGAGGGTGTGGATGCAAACGGCGGCTATCTCGTTCCCGAGGAATACGATCAGCGTCTGATCGACGTTCTGAATGAGGAGAACGTCCTGCGCCCGCTTGCGACGGTCATCACAACGAGCGGCGAGCACAAGATCAATATCGCCGCCACAAAACCTGCGGCTGCGTGGATTGAGGAGGGCGCAGCACTTACCTTCGGGGACGCGACCTTTGCCCAGATCGTTCTCGACGCGCACAAGCTCCATGTCGCAGTCAAGGTAACGGAAGAGCTTCTCTACGACAACGCCTTCAAGCTTGAGAACTACCTCATTGAGCAGTTCGGCAAGGCACTCGGCAACGCAGAGGAGGATGCTTTCCTGAACGGCGATGGGACGCACAAGCCGAAGGGACTTCTCACCTCGGCAAAGACATCCGTCACCACGGCGGCGGCAGACATCAAGGCGGACGAACTCGTGACGCTCGTCTACAGTCTCAAGCGTCCCTACCGCAAGAATGCGGCGTTCATCGTCAACGACCAGACGCTTGCAAGCATCCGAAAGCTCAAGGATGCCAACGGTGCATATTTTTGGCAGCCGTCGTACCAGATGGGCGAACCCGACCGTCTGCTCGGCTATCCCGTGTATTCCTCGGCGTATATGCCTGCTGTCGAGGCGGGTAAGACCGTCATCGCATTCGGTGACTACTCCTACTACAATATCGGCGACCGTGGGACACGTTCCCTGCAGGAACTCAAGGAACTCTTCGCGGGCAACGGCATGGTCGGCTACGTCATGAAGGAGCGCGTGGACGGCAAGCTCGTCCTCGAGGAAGCTGTGCAGACGCTCAAGATGAAGGGCTGATGTATGGAATCCCTGATAAATTCAGCAACAATTTGACGGAATTTCGTTTTTGCGGCAAAGAGGGGAGGTGGTTCTATGCTTGTGCCGCTTGCAGCAGTCAAGCAGTATCTTAGGATTGACGGGGATGAGGAGGACGATCTCCTCACGCACTTTACGGAAACGGCAGAACAGATTTGTACGGCACTTCTGCGCGTGAAGAAGTTGTCCAAGGTCGAAGATCAGGCGATTGTGCGCGTTGCAATCCTCTATGCCGTCTCCTATCTCTATGAGCACCGGGAGGAAGCCGACCACAGAGGGCTTGCGCTGACACTGCGCTCGCTCCTCTTTGGTGTGCGGAAGGAGGTCTTTTAGGTGAGGGTGTCTATGAGCGAACTGCGTCATCGAATCTCCATCCTGCGTCCCATTACTGAGACCGATGATGAGGGGAATATCCTTTCATCGTCGGTGCAGGAAGTCGGTAAAGCCTGGGCACTCGTTCTGCCCTTTGCGGCGAAAATCTCGGACGAGTATGCGGAGAAGGTGCAGGAGGCGGATTACCGCATCGTTGTTCGTTACCGTGCGGATGTGCGCGTGACGGATCGTATCCGTTGGGGCGACAAAACGCTCACGCCCATTGCGCCGCCCTATCCGCTCGGCGGGAAGAAGTGGTGGCTTGTCATGGAATGCAGGGAGTTGGTGGAAGATGGCTAGATACCGAGGTTTCGTCTCTGCCGAGAAGATTCTATCGGAACTCGGCGCGGAGGCGACGGCTGCGGCAAAGGCAGCACTCGAGCGCGGCGCAGACGATGTGGTCGCGGAGGCAAAGAACCGCTGTCCCGTCTATACGGGAACAGATAAGCGCGTGGTCAAAGGCGCACTGCGAGATTCCATCCACAAGCGACTGCGCAGAAAGGACGGCTCCGTTTGGAGGATCGCGGCAGATGTGGAGTCTAAAGATGGCGTATTCTACGGTACACTCGTTGAGTTCAGCCCACGCATCAACCGTCCGTTTCTCTATCCCGCGCTCGATGCCAAGCAGGACGGGATCCGTTCTGCCATCGTCGATGCCGTTCGTGCGGCAATACGGAGGCGGGGAAGATGAGTATTGCAAAGATAGTGTACCAATCTCTTGTATGCTCTAAGGAGCTGACGCAGCTTCTCGCACATGGGAGAAAGGGCATCTACCACGGGCGCAGTCCCAATGCAGGGACGTATCCCGTTCTCGTTTACTCCGTTATTTCGGATGTTCCTGCGCTCTCGGCAGACGGTGCGGAACTGGAACGGCGCGTGACGGTGCGTATCCATATTCTGACGAAGGACGGACGGTTTCGGGAAATTCATAAAACCGTAAAAAGTGTGCTCCTGCCGCTCGGCTTTGTAAGGGCGCAGACGCAGGAGTTCGTTGAGAAAGATATATTCGTGGAAATCACAGACTACAGAACAGCAATGGAGGGAGAATAAAATGCCGGGACCAACACCAACAGGAAAGCCCGCCGCGAATCTTACGAGCGGGCAGTTCATCAACATCCAGAAACTTCATATCGCCAAGATGCTCACCGATGAGGCGGGCGGTACGGCGACCTACGAGAAGCCGATTCCGCTCGGGAAGCTCCTGCGCAAGGTGGACATCAAGCCGCAGACGAATCAGGCGGAACTTTTCGCGGATGGGCAGTCCGTGGATACGGCATCCAATACCGCATCCTACGACCTCACATTTGACACGGCTGCTTTGCCGCTTGAGTATGTTGCATATCTCCTTGGACACAGTATCGAGAATGGCGTGATGAAGGCGGGCAAGGACGATGTCGCTCCGTACTTCGCCGTGCTCTTTCAGTCGGATAAGCGCAACGGCAAGAAGAGATATACCAAGTTCTACAAAGTCCAATTCCTCGAACCCTCGGAGTCCGGCAACTCGAAGCAGGAGAGCATTCAGTTCGATACGCCGACACTGACGGCAAAGGCGATCTACCGTCTCTCGGACGGGCTGTCCTACGCCAAGGCAGATGAGGAGGCGGCGGACTTTGCCGCTGAGACGGGAACGAAGTGGTACGAGCAGGTCTGAGGGAGGTCACAATGGAAACACCAAGCCTGCATATTGCGGGCAGGGAGATTACGCCGCATCCTCCGAAGATGAAGGTATGGCGCGAATTTCTTGCCTTTTTTGATACCGACAAGGAAGGTCTGAGCCTTGAAGATTTTCTGGACGCGCACGTTCGTCTGATCGTTCTCGGATTCGGACGTGATGATGTCACAAAAGAAGTCATCGACGAAAATGTGGATGTCGCGGACATCGTACCTCTCACACGTGCACTCTTTCGATGGATTCAGTCGCTGACCTTTTCAAAACTGGTGAACCTCCCAAACGGGGAGACGGAGAAAGAGGCGTAGTTCTTTCTCCGTACCAGAATTTACTGCGCTATTACGAGCGGCTGCAGTCCGCTTACGGGTGGACGATGCAGGAGATTGACGGGCATGAGATTACGTTTTTGCTTGATCAGCTTGTCGTGACGGCACTGTGCGAACAGCAGCAATCCGAGCGATTTATTGACGACGTGATGTAGGGAGGGGATAGGGTGGCAAAGCGCGGACAAAAGATTGATGAACTCTATCTTGACATCGGTCTCAACATCGCACAGCTGCAGCTGGACTTTGACACGGCAGGGAAAACTGTCTCAGATTCCATCGCACGCCTCAACAGCAAGGCAAACAACATCCATCTGAAACTGGATGCTGACCTCGCGAAACTCGACGGTGTGGGGACGGAACTCGACAAGATCAAGGTGCGCTATCAGGCGATTAACCGAGAACTCGACATTCAGCGGCAGAAAGAACAGATTCTTGCCGCTGTCCTCCAATCCGCAAAGAAAAACGATGGCGCGGACAGCGCATCCTATCGCCGTGCGGAGAGCAATCTCCTTCGTCAGCAACGAACCGTCGCACAGACCGAAGCCGAGGTGCGGAAACTGAATCATCGCCTCAAGGAGAGTGCGGTTCTCTCCGGCACGCTCGGCGGGCGCATCTCAGCGGGCATGACGGCGGCACAGGCGGGGGTCAAGAATCTAACGAGCGGGTTCAACGTGCTGTCTGCAAAGATGGCTGCCGTTATGGCAGTCGCTGCAACGGGCGCGGGACTGTTTAATATCACGAAGGACGCGATGCTTGCGGGCGAGAATGTCTACAAGCTGACGCAGCGACTTCATGTGTCCGCAGGTGAGGCGGCGACGCTCAATCGGGTGTTTCAGCTTGCGGATACGGACATCAAGGGCATTATTCCGCTGATTGCACGTCTTGACAAACAGGTATCTGCCGCCGGAAACACAGGAAATGATACCACACGCGCACTCTCCCACTTCGGGATCGCACTCAAAGATCAGCAGGGGAATCTCCTGCCGCTCAATGAGCAGCTGGCGCAGCTTGCCAAGGGATACAAGACGGCAAGCGAAGCTGGGATGGAGGAGGCGTATACCGCCGAAGTCCTTGGTGCGCGTGGTGCGGCACTCATCCCCATTCTCGAACAGTACGAAGACCTTATGACGATTTCCTCACGGGTCAAGACCACGGGGCTGCTTGACCCGGAACAGGCGCATGAGACCTATCTCAAGTGGCGTGCGATGGAGATGGAAGCGGGGCAGCTGAAACTCGCGCTTGGTGCGGCACTGCTTCCTGCTGCCGAGGAGCTGATGCCCGAGATCAACGATGGATTCCAGACATTCATCGAGACGATTCGGGACAACAAGGATGAGATCAAGGACGCCGTTCTCGGATGGGGCGAGGCACTCAAGACCGTCGCGGAGCTTGCAGGCTTTGTCGGCGAGCAGATCCATAAGGTGAGTGAACACGCAGAAGCGAATGCGTGGCTCGTAAAGAATCATCCTGTGGCGTCTCCGTTGATTGCGATCCCGTTTCTCGGTGGTACGGTTCTTGATGCGCTCTACGGGGACGAATACAAGCAATACCAAGAACAGCAGAAGATTGCAAAAGAGAAAGCTGCGGCAGAGGAGAAGGCACGTGCCGAAGCGGAGAAGAATGCCAAGGCACAGGAGCAGAATGCCAAAGCTGCGGCGATCCGTGCGGCAGCCGAGAAAGATGCTGCAAAGACAGTCAGTGAATCTGCAAAGGCGACCGCACAACTGACAGACAGCTTATATACACTGATGCACACGGACATCCAAAACAGTCTTCGTGCACTGGATCGTGAGGCCTTCGATTTCTTTCAGAAGGGCGCAGACCCACACCTTATTGACGAATATCGTCTGGCAAAGGAAGCGAAAATCTACGCCGACTTTCAGCGCGACGTTGCGGACAGGGCGAATGCGCTCTACAAGACCGATTTGCAAAACAAGCTGGATTCCATTGCCCGCGAAGCCGATGCCTTCCGGCAGAAGGGCTTGGACGAGGTGCAGACGCAGGCGTGGCTCAGTGAGAGCAAGGCACATGTCATGGAGCAGTGGGAGCGTGATGTCGCTTCCAATATTGACTCCATCTGGAAGACTGAGCTTGAAAACCGCCTTGCTGAGATCGAGCGCGAGAAGGATGCGTGGGTGCAGAAGGGACTGGACGAGGTCGAAGCGACGCGCTGGGCGGAGAAGCAGAAAGTCGACGCCAAACGCAACGCCGCATTGGAAGTCCTGCGCTCCCAGAAAGAGGAACTGCAGGTGTTCAAGAAATCCGGGCAAGTCGGGCTGATGGAGTACCTTCGCAAGAAGAACAAGTTCACGGCAGAGGATCTGGGGCTGACATCGGAGCTTCTCCAACAGTTCCAGTCCGGGCGTAAATGGGCGATGGAGAATCTCCTGCCGAATTTCGCTCCCGAGAAGCGTGAGGACAGTTCCCGCATCCGTGTGAATGGGCAGGAGTTCTCATACGCACAGATGATGGCAGGGCTTGGACAACAGGCGCAGAGCATCCAAACTGCGGGGCAGAATGTGCCGTCCTCTCATAATCAAGCACAAGGTTCTCCCTCCATGACGGACAATCGTCAGATTCACATACAGGTGCAAATCGAGAACGCCGTCACGGAGGACAACGAGGGAATGCGTATGCTTGCCGATCACGTCGCCGACCGCATTCGCCCCGCCGTTGAAAATGCCCTTGGAGGTGATTCCAATTCATATTCACATTGGTGAGGTCAGAACGCTTTCCGTTGAAAACTGGCAGATCGTTCCCGACGACCGTCAGCAGCTCCTAGAGATTGTCGGCGGTGCTGTGGTGCAGGATTTCGGACACATCACGGAGGGCGACCGTATTTCCTGTTCGGTCACGGTCACTTCTGCCGACTGGGAGAAAATCAAGGGATATTGGGATAGCCGCGCAATGGTGTCCGTGACCGATGAGGGCGGGAATATCCTGCCCTCCATGCGTGTTGTGGTGAAATCCTACGAGTATATGGCGCATTTCCCGAAGGTATATAAACTGTCTCTGGAATTTTGGAGGGTGTGAAAATGGCAGAACTGCTGCATATCTATATAAACAATCCGACGGAGGGCAGCAAGGACGGGACGGAGGTCAGCTCCGGTACGGAACTCTCTCCGATCTCCGTTCTGCTCGATGCGGGTAAGGGTGAGCAGAAAGCCGTCAAATGTGCCGTGCGGTGCGAGAGCGGCTTCCACATTGACGGAGTATTGACGATCAAATTCGTTGGCGATCATGCGGACAAGTGGCAAGCCGCGACGGATAACAAATACAGTGCCGAAACAGCATTGGAGTCTGCCGAGTGGAAAGACAGCATCGCATTATCCAATGTTGCCGATAAGAATACGATTTTCTGGGTGAAGGCAGTCAGCACAGCGGACGAGAAACCGCAGCAGGATGTGAGCGTTGACATTCAGGCAGAAGGGCTTCTGGTGTCGGATTGAGGAGGTTCGTATGGCGTTCAAATACATCAATCCGGGCTATGCGGAGCTGCTTTCGGTCAGTGGCGGCACCACAGTAACGGGGGAGCAATACAGTAAAACGGGCGTATCTTTTTGGCAAATGCAGATGAACAGGGGGCTTTCGCTCTTGGAGATCCCGACGGAACTATACGGGCGGTTCGATGTGTTTCTAAAAAATCCAACAAATGCAGAAGATGCGCTTGTGTGGGTATGTATCGGATACTATAACGGCATCAAGATCAGCCCGAACCGCGCTGTATGGGACATCGAGATTCGTAAAGACGGCCGTAATATATATAGTCTCACCGACACTGCAGGGGTGATCCGCACGGATGCTGTCAATACGTTGTGGTTTCATATCAAGCAGGGCAATCATGCCGATGGAATCATGCACGTCATGGTCAATGGGCATGAAATCTACCATGCACAGAACGAAGAACTCTGGTATGCTGGGGATTCCGAAGCAAAGACAGTAACCCTCTGCAGCAAAAGTAGCGATGCCCTGTTATCTAATCTCATCCTCTCGGATGAGGAGCTCAGCCCGCAGGAACAGGTTATTACGCTTCCTGTCAAGGCAACACAAACAAATATGACCGACTGCGGTGATGGAAGTTATGAGGCGACGGCTGCGAATCAGGAGATTCTGCAAACGGTGGATGTTGCCGCACTATCCGCGCAGTATGGTGCAGACTCGCGTGTGACGGGGATTTCCCTCATCGGGAATCCTGCCTATCGCACGGCAGAGGGGCTGTGTGCTTTGACGGCGATTGAAAAGAGCGGCGGGAATATCACGGAATACGGAAGACACGTTGTAGAGCAGAATCCGACATCCGTTGTTGCGGATGCACGATCCGTCTCCATGACGATTGCAGAACTCACGGGGCGGCAGTTCGGATGGAGAGCGGGAACATGAGCATCAAGCTGAAACCCGCCGTCTGCATCGCATGTCTGCCGTTCGGGCGCGTTCACCTAAAACCGATTATATACGCCACGGTGATTCCCGTATTTCGTCAATCCGTGCAGGTCAGCGGAGATACGTCGCGCAGCCTCAACACAGCCATCGCCATGCGTGCAGATACCCTGCGCGATATTCGGATCGTCAAGAAAATTACGGTAACGAGCGACACACAGCGGCGCATTGGTCGCTGTAAAGTGGCGTTGGCAGATACAAAGCGGACTCTTGTCAAACAGTCGCGGATTCTTGCAGATACGAAAATCGAGATTCCGCACACGCTTACCTACGCAGAGTTTAGGGAGCGCGGCATTCGCTCGTTCTCTGTGACGCTTGGGGAACTCTCTCTTTCCGACAACATCCAACTTGAAACCGTTCAACCGCTGTCTGTCGGTGCGTGTGTAGAAGGGCGGGTGATGGATTATGCCTTCCGTTTTCTCGTGGAGGAAACGAGTCAGCGCGGCATCGTGCAGTCCGTCAAGGGGACATACAGTAAGGACACCCTCCTCTACACGCCCATCCATATCTACGTGGAGCGGGCAAAGGTGTCACGCTATGCGGCCGAGATCGCGGCGGCACTTGGTTTGAAATTACATCGGCTGACCGATGATTTCACACCGTCGCAGAACTTCGAGGGGAGTGGAATGACGTATCATGACTTCATCTCCGCGCTCTTCGGCTGGACAGCGAAACTGCCGCAGCGGCAGATTAACGTCTTTATTCGAGGAGATACGCTCCACATCATTCAGCGCGGCATGGAGGAGACTGTCATTGACATCACGCACTGGCCGCACGCGCAGCCGACCATCGATCGGAAACTCGTTCGTTCCGTCTGGCACAGCGCGAACAACAATCATGAAAGTGGAGCGCACAACGAGGAGGATACCGCTCCCGTGCCTTTCACCGGCACGATTTCATTCAAAGAGATCAGCAGAACCTACTCCAACGGCTTTCTCGTCCGTGAGACGAATGAGAACGGCTACAGCACCTATACCTACGATGGGGAGTATCTTGCGACAAAGCGCACGCATAATGTGGATGGCTCGACAAGCCGTACGGATTACGCATACGCCTCCACGGGGCGCGACGTGTATCTTTTCAAGGAGTGGGAGCGTACAACAGAATCCGTCAATGATGGAAAGAAGCACACGGAATATGACTGGGAGGATTGGAGCAACGAGAAGGGAACGGAGCGCAGCACCTACCACGCGCCGCTCGGCTATGGCTGGTATGCAACCACGGTTTACGTCGATGGCGTGCTCGAAGGAAGCTCCCTCTCGCAGGGAAAACCCGGCGGCAAGGCGAGTCAGTTCACCGTCGAGCAGTCGAATCTCAGCCTTGGCGCTCATTATGCCAGTGATGATACACTGCCGTACTCCTCGCTCATCGACACCGAGTTTCCCGTTGTGGGTGCAGATTATCTGCGAATGCTGACGAGAGAGATCGAATGGCTCAATCGCAAGACACAGGAGACGGTCACCGTGGAGATTCGCGCACGGATTCGTAGCGGCGTTCCCGACATCGACCACATCGTCGATTTTACCGAGCGCATCCGCTTCGAGGGACACGAATACTTCCTTCAGTCCAATATGGTGGAACTCACGCCGCGCCTTCTGCGGCAGACCATCAAGATGGTGAGGTGGTGCGGATGAACGGCGTTCTGGGGCTTGCAGCGGCGATACGGGCAGGGATAAAGAACTCGAAGGTGGTTGAGTCACAGGCTCAGCGCGGAAGGATTCAGAATGGACGTGTCCATATCGGGGAGCGGTCGTATCCCTTCCGTGTGGTAGTGGACTGTAACACGGCAGAGGGCAGTTTGGTGTGGGTACAGATTTCAAAGGGTGGTACCGCTGTTATCGTGGGAGCGTGAGACGATGCACAGGGCGCGAGTGAAAGCTGTGAGCGGAAATCGGGTGCTTGCGGATGGCGCATGGCTTACCTGCATTGGAAATCGAACAGTCTATCCAGGCGAATGGATCTGGACGGACGGTCGTTGCGTTTACGGGCATGAATCCGAGGGCGGCGGCAGCTACGTTCCGACGAATGCCCTTTCCGGCATACCGCTCCTCCAGATAAAGTGGAAGGGTCAAAAAAGCCAGATGCTCCATTCGTACTATGCAAAAGGAAAAATTCATCCTCTCGGCTTTTCCAAAGAGGATATATGGATGGTCAACAGCAGCCGCCACTTCGCGTATGTCTCAGGCTATGGAATGCTGGATGCGGAAATGGATGAGCGGGGAAATCTCTATACCCTCGAAGCTGTGAATACTCTCGTGTTCCCGCTCATCGGGGCAGATCAGCGTGACAGTGTTCTCTCTGTCAAATGCAACGGAGAGATCATCGCCGCATACGATCTTGTGCAGATGTTTGGTGCTCCCGCCGTATCCGATCCCACTGACTTCTATAGCTGTCAAACAGAAGCTGGGCGGGTGGATAAAACTGGGAACTTCAAAGTGATGATATGGCACTCTGTATCAGAGTATAGGGGAGACGGAAGTCCTGTCAGCACAGACCGTTATGTGTTCTTCGATGGCAGCAATCTTGAGCCTTGGATGGAGGAAACCAAAACAACATCAAGAGACTCTGTTACAGGGGAATACCATACTTCGGAAAGCAAATGGAGCGCACCGGATTACAGCATCCGCTATCCAATCCATGATGGTATGTATATGCGCTTTCCCGCAAATCTGGATTACCATATCTCCGGGAAAAAGTATATTTCAAAGATTTACAGTGCAAAGGATGAGCTGCTCATGGAGATTCCAACAAATCCGACTGCCCGTACCAGCCTCTGCCCCCTGGGACAGGGGAAATATCTGGTCAGCACTGGATCTCCCTTATATTTATGGAAAGAGGAGCAGCTTACGGAACTGCTGCGTGGGTGTTACAACTTCCGTCTGCGTAGGATGAATCATCTCGGAAAATGGAAGAAAGCAGGAGGTGTTTGACGATGGATCAGATTTTGACAATACGTCTCTATGCGGCGGGCATCGGCCTCTTTGTCGGAGAGATCCTCGGCAGCTTTGACGATCTGCTTTATGCACTCGTCGCTTTTGTTGTGACGGACTACATCACGGGTGTACTCCGTGCGATTGTTGAGAAGAAACTGTCCAGTGCCATCGGCTTCAAGGGAATCTGCAAGAAAGTCTGCATCTTCACCCTTGTCGGCGTGGCGAATGTCCTTGATGTCCACATCATCGGTAGCGGCTGTGTCCTGCGCTCCGCCGTGATCTTCTTCTACATCTCGAATGAAGGAATCTCGATCATCGAGAACGCAGCACGGATGGGGCTTCCCGTTCCGCAGAAATTGCAGGACATGATGCACAGCCTCAAAGATAAATGAATACGAATAACGATTTGCCCGTGGATGGATTTTCCTCCACGGGTAATTTTTTTTGCCGTGCTGTAGGGGGTTAAGTTTTTCGGTAGATAGTAGGGGGATACTCCCTCTTATCGCGCAAAGGAGAGGAATTGCTATGACTGAAAATCAGAAAATGCAGATCATAAAACTCCGTGCATCCGGAAACGGCTACGGTAAGATTGCCAAGACGCTCGGCATATCGCTGAACACAATAAAGTCTTTCTGTCGCAGACATGACATCAACGGGAATGCGGTGGTCGAATCTCTTGCACCATGCTGCGGCGAGACAGCTAGGTGCGAGAACTGCGGCAGAGAGATTCATCAAATTGCCAAGCAGAAGAAACGGCGCTTCTGCTGTGATAAGTGCAGAAATATCTGGTGGAATGCGCACCTTGACCAGGTAAAGCGCAAAGCGATCTATGATTTCCGATGCCTGTACTGTGGCAAGGTGTTTCGAATTTATGGCGACAGGCGCAGGAAGTATTGCAGCCACAAATGTTATATTTCCGACCGCTTCAAAGTTGGTGTCAGTGATGCGTAAAGAAGATTTTCGGAAAGAAAAGCTTTACCAGACGACCATGCACATCGCCAGAAAAATGGTTTCAGATGGTATTATATCATTGGATGAATACCGTGCGGCAGATAAGATTTTTCTCGAAAAATACAGACCAATTTTAGGGACATTATTTTCCGATATGGCGTTGACTTCACGCTCCGTTTCAGTGATATATGGTGAGGGTGATACAAATGCCAAAGATTACACGTATAACGCCGACCGTGGCGGTTCTGAAGGCAAAAAAACGAGTGGCGGCTTATGCCCGTGTTTCGATGGAAACGGACAGACTCAACCATTCCTTGTCGGCACAGATCAGCTATTATAGTGCGCTCATCCAAAAGAATCCCGAGTGGGTTTACGCCGGCGTATTTACGGACAACGGCATATCAGGCACTGGTATCAAAAAGCGGGAGGGCTTCAAGCGCATGATTGAAGCCGCCGACAACGGAGAAATCGACATTATCCTCACAAAATCTATCCAGCGTTTTGCTCGCAATACGGTTGATTTATTGGAAACGGTACGACACCTAAAAAACCTCGGTGTAGAAGTGCGCTTCGAGAAGGAAAACATCAACTCCATGAATGGCGATGGGGAATTGCTCTTGTCCATCTTGGGCAGTTTTGCACAGGAAGAGAGCGTCAGTATTTCCAACAATGTGAAGTGGGGTACGAGAAAGCGATTTGAAAAAGGAATACCAAACGGCCGCTTTCGCATTTACGGCTATCGCTGGGAAGGAGAACGCCTTGTGGTTATCCCCGATGAAGCCGCCGTGGTGAAGCGAATTTTTCAAAACTTCCTTGACGGTAAGTCTCGGCTTGAAACAGAGCGGGAGTTCGCCGCTGAGGGCATTACCACCAGAGCCGGATGTCGTTGGGTGGATTCCAACATCAAGGTGGTACTTACAAACATCCACTATACGGGCTGTTTGCTTTTGCAAAAATACCATGCGGAAAATGAGCTGACGCACAGGCAAATCAAAAATTGTGGAGAGCTTCCGCAATATCTGGTGGAGAACAGCCATGAAGCCATCATCGACAAGGAGACCTTCGACTATGTACAGTCGGAGATTGCGCGGCGAAAAGAGATGGGGCCGAGGGCGAACAAGAGCCTGAACCTCACCTGCTTTTCGGGAAAGCTGAAATGCCCGTTCTGCGGAATCAGCTATGCCCATAACAAACGCACGGACAGAGGTTTCACGGAGTATTGGGCTTGCGGGTCACGGAAGAAAAAAGGCGGCAGGTGTCCTGTCGGCGGCAGCATCAACCACAAAAATCTGAAAAAGGCTTGTGCCGCCGTTCTCGGCTTGGATGAGTTCGATGAGGATGCCTTCATCGACAAGGTGGACTTCATCAATGTGCCGGAGCGGTATGTGCTGGAGTTCCATCTGAAGGACGGCAGTATTGTTACGAAGGAGTGTCCTAACACGGGACACCGGGATTGCTGGACGCCAGGATACAGAGCGAAGACCTCCGAGACGCGCAGGAAGAAACCGAACTGCAAAGGATCCTCCGTCATGACGGGCAAGATTAAGTGCGCAGGGTGCGGGTGCAATTTCCGCAGAGCCACGCAGCCCTCCTCCGCATCGGAAAGCGGGAAAGTCTACTACTGGCGTTGTGCCGAGCGGAACGAATGTGGAACGGTCGGATTGCGTGAAGACTTACTGAAGCCCTTCATTGCACAGGTGCTCGGCATTGCCACATTTGACGATGGCGAGTTCGACAGGCAGATTGACCACATCGATGTGCTTTCCGCAACGGAGATTGTTTTTCATTTCAAGGACGGCAGTGCAGTCAGCAGTACATGGGAGCTGCCGAAACGGGCAGGCAGACGATGGACGGACGCGCAGAGGGAAAAGTTCAAGAAATCCATCAAGAGCAGCTACACGCCGGAAGTGCGACAACGGATGAGCGAACACATGAAGCAGTTGCGGAAGGAGCGAGGGAAATCATGGCGCAAAGAAAAGTAACCGCGATACCGGCTACCATCAGCCGATACACGGCCACACCGATAAACAGCACGAAGAAACGCCGCGTTGCCGGATATGCCCGCGTTTCCACTGACCATGAAGATCAGTCCACAAGCTACGAGGCGCAGGTCGATTACTACACAAGTTACATTAAGAGCCGAGATGATTGGGAGTTCGTAGCCATATATACGGACGAAGGAATATCGGCGACAAGCACCAAAAAACGCGAGGGCTTCAAGGCGATGATTGCAGATGCCCTTGCTGGAAAGATCGACCTTATCGTCACCAAGAGCGTAAGCCGTTTCGCAAGGAACACGGTAGACAGCCTTACCACGGTGCGGAAGCTGAAGGACGAGGGCATAGAGATTTATTTCGAGAAGGAAAACATCTGGACCCTGGATTCCAAGGGGGAACTGCTCATCACCATCATGTCGAGTCTTGCACAGGAGGAGAGCCGCTCCATTTCCGAGAACGTCACTTGGGGACAGCGGAAGCGCATGGCGGACGGTAAGGTCAGCTTTGCTTACAGCCGCTTCCTCGGACTGGATAAGGATAAGGAGACGGGCAAGATCGTGGTCAATCCGGAGCAGGCAGAAACGGTGCGGCTCATTTTCCACCTGTTCCTTGAGGGCATGACGCCGCATTCCATAGCTGCCGATCTGACGAGCCGTGGCATCAAGACGCCTGCGGGCAAGGATGTGTGGAACCAACAGACGGTGCGCCGGATGCTTTCAAACGAGAAGTACAAGGGCGATGCCCTTTTACAGAAGGAGTTTACGGTAGACTTCCTACAGAAAAAGATGAAAAAGAACGAGGGGGAGATTCCACAATACTATGTGGAGGGCAACCACGAAGCAATCATCAGCCCTGCAGTGTTCGACATGGTGCAGGCAGAAATTGCCAAGCGTACGAAGAGTGGTTCACGCTATAGCGGCGTGAGTATCTTCTCCAACAAGATAAAGTGTGCCGACTGCGGCGGGTGGTACGGCTCGAAGGTCTGGCATTCCACAGACCGCTACCGCAGGGTCATTTATCGCTGCAACCGCAAGTACAACGGTAAGAAGTGCGAGACGCCCCATGTCACGGAGGAAGAGGTCAAGGCGGCGTTCATTTCGGCGTACAATCAACTGGTCACCGAGAAGAAAGAGATCATCGCCAATGCGGAGATCATCCGCAAAACGCTCTGCGTCACAGATGCCCTGCAGGAAGAAAAGGGCAAACTGGAGGAAGAAATGGCGTTGCTTGTGGAAATGACGCAGAACATCGTGGCAGAGAATGCCCGTGTTGCGCAGGATCAGGAAGAATACCGGAAACGCTATGACGGGATTGTCCGACGATATGATGACGCAAAGACGCGGTACGATGCGGTCGTAGCCGCCATCTTTGCAAAGGAAGCGCAGAGCGAGCGGCTAACGGACTTCATCAAGGTGCTGAAGACTCAGGACGGCACGATCAGCGAGTTTGACGGCAGCCTTTGGGGCGGCATGGTCGAGTTCATCACGGTGGGCAGGAACAAGGAGGTCGCAGTAACTTTCCGAGATGGAACGGAGATAAAGGCATAACAAGAGAACGGCACGCGGCTACGGTCGGGTGCTTTTTTCGTTTGGGATTGAAAAAACTCCTCTCCTGTGTCAAAATTGGGAAAGAGAATGACAATGCAGGGAGGAGTATAGCAATGGCGAATTTGGGCATACTCGAGGAAATTAAGGACTTGCGGACGGTGTGGCCGCACGAGGCGGCGGATTTTACACCGTGGCTTTCGGAGGACGATAACATCGCGCTTCTTGCCGATGCCGTGGGGATTGATATTACGGTGGATGAAACGGAGTCGTTGGTCGGGGATTTTCATGTGGATCTTTCTGCCTCAGAAACCGGGACGGAGCGGAAAATCATCATCGAGAATCAGCTGGGCGATACGGATCACGATCATCTCGGCAAACTCATCACATATGCGTCCGGCAAATCGGCAGATGTCATTATCTGGGTCGTGAAGCGTGCGCGTGAGGAACACAAGGCGGCCATCGAATGGCTGAACTACCACACGGATGAAAAAATCGGATTTTTTCTCTGCGAGATCAAGCTGTACCGGATCGGCGATTCCGCGCCCGCCGTCAAGTTTGAGGTCGTTGAAAAACCGAATGACTGGACGAAAGAGGTCAAGAAGACCGAGATGACCGGCGCGACGCAGCAACAGAGATACGAGTACTGGGTGGCATTTCAGGACTACGCTTTCCAGAATGCACAGTTCGCAAAAAACTTCAAGCGCAGAAAGCCCTCTACAGATCATTGGATGGACTTCAGCATTGGATCGTCTGCCTGCCATTTCGTTGTGTCTCGGATACAGAAAAGAGACGAATTGGACGTGGAACTTTATATTAACGAAGATAAGGATATGTTTCACGCACTGCTGCAGGACAAGGATGTCATCGAGCAGGAATGCGGACTCTCCTTTGATTGGCGGGAACTGCCGGAGCGCAAGGCGAGCCGTATCGTTCTTGAGAAAAGCGTGTCCCTCTCAGACCGCAGTCAGTGGTCGGAACAGTTCGACTGGCTGATCGATGTCATGCTCAAAATGAAAGCAGTATTCAAAAAATACATATGACGGGGCGACGAGATGTTCTGGTTCATTGTAAGGAGTGGAAACCTGTACGGTGCAGCCTCAATATGATGACCTGAACGCTCCGAATATAAATCATGAAAAACTCGGGTTCATGAGGTATACGGTACGCATAGATGCTGAAAATACAGAAACTCATATTCCGTAACGATGAACACGGCATCGTTATGAGGGAGGTGCAAATCTGCACACGGTGTGCGTGTGCATCGTTATGTGCGTTTGGGTGTTTCGTTAGATTGTATCAATTTAGATACGGCAATAGACCCCGCCTGCGGCAGCGGCTCACTCCTGCTGAAATTCGCCAAGGTCATCGGCAGGGAGAACGTCCGCAACGGATTCTACGGGCAGGACGAGAACATCACCGCGTACAACCTCTGCCGCATCAACATGTTCCTGCACGACATCAACTTCGACGACTTCGACATTGCGCATGGGGACACACTCATCAACCCCCACCACTGGGACGATGAGCCGTTCGAGGCGATCGTCTCCAACCCGCCGTACTCAAAGAAATGGGCGGGGAAAGACAACCCTCTGCTCATCAATGACCCGCGCTATGCGCCTGCGGGCGTCCTCGCCCCGACGAGCAAGTCGGACTTCGCCTTTATCCTGCACTCCCTTGCGTGGCTCGCGGCGAGCGGCACAGCGGCGATTGTCTGCTTCCCGGGCATCATGTACCGCAGCGGCGCAGAGAAGAAAATCCGTCAGTACCTCGTGGACAGCAACTACGTCGATGCCGTGATCCAGCTGCCGGAAAATCTCTTCTTCGGGACGACGATTGCAACCTGCATCATGGTACTCAAGAAGTCCAAGGCGGATACGCAGACCGTCTTCATCGACGCATCGAAGGAATGTGTCAAGGTCACGAACAGCAACAAACTCACACCGGAGAACATCGAGAACATCCTAAAGCTCTATACGGATCGCGTAGATGTCGCGCATACGGTTCACGTCGTCACGGGCGCGGACATCGCCGCCGAGGACTACAACCTCTCCGTCAGCACCTACGTCGAGCCGGAGGACACGCGCGAGATCATCGACATCACACAGCTCAACGCCGAGCTCCGTGAGATCGTCGCGTGCGAGGCAGTCCTGCGCACGGAGATCGACCGCATCGTCGCCGAGATCGAGGGAGAGGAGGGAACCGCAGGATGAGCCGACTGAGTGAGATGATCAAGGAACTATGTCCCGATGGGGTGGAGTATAAGAAACTGGGGGAGATTGCAGAAATTATTCGTGGGAATGGTTTGCAGAAGAGTGATTTTGTAGATAGTGGCGTTGGCTGTATTCACTATGGGCAAATTTATACAAAATACGGTGCATTTGCAGATAAAACGATCACCTATGTCACACCTGAACTGGCGAAAACGTTGAAAACAGTGTCCACAGGTGATTTAGTTGTAGCGATTACGAGCGAAAATGTTGAGGATGTATGCAAATGCGTCGCTTGGCTTGGCGGTGATGATATAGTTACTGGCGGACATGCCGCGATTGTAAAACATAAACAGAATCCGAAGTATTTATCGTATATATTTCAGACCGTAGAATTTTTTCGGCAAAAAAGGAAATACGTTATTGGAACAAAAGTCATTGAGATGAGCCCGAAAAAATTGGCGGAAATTTCCATCCCCGTCCCGCCACTTGCCATCCAAAATGAAATCGTAAAATTGTTAGACAATTTTACGGAGCTAACAGCCGAGCTAACAGCCGAGCTAGCGTTGCTAAAAAAGCAGTATTCTTTCTATCGCGACAGTCTTTTGAACTTTTCGCGAAACGATGCAGAGATTGAGTGGAGAACGTTGGGGGAGGTTTCCTCTAAAATATGCTCAGGGGGGACGCCAAGTTCGTCAAATTCTTCATATTATCATGGGGATATTCCTTGGCTTCGCACGCAGGAAGTTGACTGGAGCGATATTTATGATACAGGGGTGAAAATATCCGAAGAGGGATTGTCGAACTCGTCGGCGCGATGGATTCCTGCGAACTGTGTGATTATTGCAATGTATGGAGCAACCGCGGCAAAGGCAGCAATTAACCGTATTCCTCTAACGACCAACCAAGCCTGCTGTAATTTGGAAGTCAACGAGAGCATTGCTCTACACAAGTATGTATATCATTGGGTTTACAGTCAGTATGAAAACTTGAAGGCTAAAGGGCAAGGCTCACAGTCGAACATCAATAAGAGAACCATCGAGGGGTATCCCATCCCTATCCCGCCGCTCGAAACGCAGGCAAAAATCGTCTCCATCCTCGACCGGTTCGATGCGCTCTGCCATGACCTCACGCAGGGACTGCCCGCCGAGATCGCCGCCCGCAAGAAGCAGTATGAATACTATCGGGATAAGCTGCTGACCTTTCCACGAAAAGCTGTATAAGGTGGGAACATTTTGAACGAATACGGAGGAGAATAAATGAGCGAACAAGAAAATCCGAAAGTGTTTATTTCGTACTCGTGGAGTAATAGTGATTTTGCTCGGGAGTTGGCAGAAAAACTCACCAACGATGGGATTGTGGTTTGTTTTGATCAATGGGATTTACGGCCGGGACAGGATAAATATGTCTTTATGGAGTCTTGTGTTAATAACCCCGAAATTACAAAAGTGCTTATCCTTTGTGATCGCATATATGCAGAAAAAGCAAATAACAGAGAAGGCGGCGTAGGGGATGAAACCCTCATTATTTCGAGCGAGGTCTATGAGAAAACGGGGCAACGCAAATTTATTCCTGTTATTATCGAAAAAGATGAGGACGAGAATGCGTATGTGCCTGTGTATATTAAATCTAGAATTTATATTGATCTCTCAGATGAGAAAATTTATGGGGAAGAATATGAAAAATTAGTCCGCGATATTTACGAAAAACCTCTTTATGAACGACCTCCGCTTGGACAACGTCCGAGTTTCTTGGACGAAGAGAAGGCGAATTTGTTTCCTCTAAAAGAGGTGATTCGACAAATTAAAAAAAGTAAAACAGAAAATAGACGAAGAAATTTAATTACGCAGTTTCATTCGACATATGTGGACACACTGAAAAAATTCTTCATAAAATCTCCAACTGGTGAGCAGGCATTTCAAGTATTTTTGGATATGAAACCTGTGAGAGACGTGTTTTTAGAATTTATTGAAGCAATATCGGAAGCTGATTTTGATTATTCAGAGTCTATTGCTCAACTGTTTGAGGACCTATTTAATGATATTAGCAATATCCGTACATTTGAACCCGCAACCAATCATGCGTCATATGATGATATAGACATATTTAAGCTCCATATATGGGAGTTGTTTATATGTGTCGTTGCACATTTACGCTATATATCAGACTATAGGGCTATTCATACACTGCTGACCTACCCATACTATTTGGAAACAAATATTTTTGGAGGTTCGAAAATTCATGATAACTATACGGGCTTTTGGCATTACAGTAATTTGATAGAAGAAACGTATAATTCTACCCATTCTGAGCAAAATTATTTTACACTCGTGGGGCATGTCATTTGTGCACAGCGAGAGAAACTTCCAATATACAATAAGGTAGCACTGGCAGAGGCTGATTTGTTTTTATATCAAGTCTGTAAAGCATATGATTTGGTGGATAATAAAAATTCATGTTTTGGAATATCTTGGTTTCCAAGACTTTATATATATACGAATGAGAGCTCTCTGGAGTGGGAGCGCCTAAAATCAAGACATTTCTGTCAAAAAATGTTTGAACTGTTTGGTGTTGATAGTATAGAGAAGCTGAAAGGCGTTGTTGCAAAGTGTACCTTTGATGATCGCGTAAGTTATAGGGGGCGATGGCCTGCGTCAGCCATTCTGAATTTTATCAAGGTAGAGGAGATTGGAACAATCAACTAAAAAGAAGTACTCGTATCTTTGCGTGTATCTCTCTTGGTGTCGAACAACTATTTGGAATGAATAGAAATTGATTTTGTTGCTTATCTTATGCGTAATACAGGCATAAAAATCAAGGGCAATGCTTCCTTTATAAGCGTTTCTGCCAGTCGCTCCGAACTCCATAAACAAAACGCCCCCAAGTGTGCATATCATCCGTAGGATGTCAGAGGCCTGGGGGAGAAGTTACTTACACTATAGCGTAAATTTATTTTTTTGTAAGGTATTTTAGACAAGTGGGTGCGAGGTGTTTCGGGAGCACATCCATATAGAAAGAAACGAGGGACATCATGTACTACAATCTCATCGCGAGTGCGGAGGAGAGTACGGTACTCGCGCAGTATGTGCGGGAGGAGCGTGCGCCGTACGGCTCGTATCAGTCGGAGGAGGCGCTGGAGCGGGCGCTCATCCGTCTCCTCGAGGAGGAGGGCTATGCCTATCTCCCCATTCACGATGAGGCGGCGCTGATCGCCAATCTCCGCACGCAGCTCGCGGCGCTGAACGGCTATGACTTCACGGATGCGGAGTGGGAACGGTTCTTCAAAACGTCCATCGCACCCGCGAGTGACGGTATCGCAGCGAAGACGCGCCGTATCCAGACGGACTATATACAGAACCTGAGACGTGACGATGGCTCGACGAAGAATATCCGTCTGATCGACAAGGACAATATCCACAACAACCGCCTGCAGGTGATCCATCAGTATGCGGTGGAGGGCGGTGCAGGTGCGGGGGAGAATGCGGCGGCACATGCGAATCGCTATGATGTGACGATCCTCGTGAACGGGCTGCCGCTCGTGCATCTGGAGCTGAAACGGCGCGGCGTGGAGATCCGTCAGGCGTTCAACCAGATCAAACGCTATCAGCGGGACTCGTTCTGGGCGGGCACGGGGCTCTATGAGT